TTACTCGCTCGCCATTTCGCCTTCGTGGCTTTCCGGTTCTGGCTCGCTCTGAACTTCCTCAACTGGCGGCATCTCCAAACGCAGATCGATCCAGCGCCCTTCAGGTATATCCATCGGCTCCCCTGCAACGATTGCTGCGGTATCAATATCAAAGCGGCGTTTGCTGACCTTGACCGTGATCGTGCCGTCTTCGGCCGCTTCGGTGGCGACGAAGCATAGGCGGTTACCGTTGACGTCTTGTGGGACTTCGATATTCCAGCCTTCCAGCGCGAAACCTAGCGAACCCGTTACTTTGTATACGCCAACGGAGAGTCGCTCAGCGGTAACGCCCGCAGCCTCGCCATTTACCGCCGCCAGCCCGGACAGGGTAAAGCCATCCAGATATTCGTCAGGCATTTTCTCTGGGTTGTTGGATAGACGGGCGATCGGGGATGCTTTTTTCAGGAAGCCGTTGGCGTCTACGGTGGTGTTACCGGTATGCCAAACCTCTTTCCATTCACCAACACCGTTATTTTGAATACGACGGAAACCCATTCTGTCCGAGCCCAATGGAAACGCCAATTGGAAACAATGTGTGCGTCCGGTATAGCCAGAGACATTCAGCACATGAGTGTTGGTATTGCCAAACGTATCTGTCATTGATGTTAAATTAGCATAAAATGCTCCATTAATTCTATAATCAGATGCCAACGTATAGCCTGATAATGATGGTCTATAATCAGCCCCAAGCCCATAAGCACCAACTTGCAAATAACGAGAATCATTATTCCCCCTTGAATCATATTGTTCCCAGGCTGTCCACGTGTCGTTATAAGCAGCATAATGGCGAGCAAAATAACAATTTGAAACACTAAACGGATAATAAATCTGGTTACATGTATATCGGTCATTCTGTGATGCTCTAGGCTCAAGAACCCTTAATGTACCAGCTAATAAAACAGGGTAGTTTCTTAACAAGGTCGCATTAGATGAACTGTGCTGGTAGAAATCACCTTCCTTTTTAAAATCATTTAAGTCAATCACCCCAATGCCTGTTGCTTTTGTCGCAACCTTCACAGAGCCAGAGTAAATATCACTTGGGAATGTTACAGTTCCGTCATTTTTATACACTGCACTAAAAGATGTCCCCCCCCAACGCTGTGTCATTTGTCCTGTTGACACAGTATTGAAAATGGCACCTTGCTCTACATCATTCATATCCTTGAAACGGATAATAAGATTTGCTCCAGGAGTATTAGCTTTCATCACTTGATCCCCAACAGAAGTCAGAGCACCATTCAAGGTAAGTTGACCTGACGGCCCCAACTTAGCCGCAAGATTTATAGCCCCTCCATTAGTATTCCAGAAATTCCAGCCTCCCGTCCCTGGTCCCCTATGGTTGATAAAGTCCATGCCACCATTATAGCCTTCTAGACTGTTACCATCCCGGCCCCAGCCTATCCATGATCCCTGCGAAGTCGGTATAAATTGACTTTGACTTACTCCAGCTAATTTTGTCGCATAAGTAAAACGAACCGGCCCAGCGACTAACTGCTCTGTGGTTGCTGTTCTGGAAACATAATCCGACTGGATCTTAGCCAACGTCGGCACAGTCAATTTTGTACCATCATCCTTGGTAAAGGTCATATCTCCAGAGCCAGTAAACCAACTCACCGTATCATTGCGGCTGCCTTGGAAGAAGGTGAGCATCGCCGCAAAGCGTGCAGAGAACTGGCTGATATCACCTTCATAAGTAGTGATAATCGCATAGCTCTGCCCGCTGGCCGTTGAGCCTGCATAGTTGCTGTTAAGAGTCAGAGAGGTATTGCTATTCACCTGTTTAACTTCATACAGCTTATTATCCGGTGCCAATAAAATCATACCTGGCATCACGCCAAACTTGGCATCGGCCCATGCGGTGCCGGTACCGGTTACGGTGGCGTTATTAGCGATTAAATTGATTGTACCTGTTTTGTACCACATAGAATTACTCTCCATAAGTATTACGGTATTTTTACTGAATGCTAGAACTTAAAGTTAATAGATGAAGGGTTTGTTTTGAAAATAGATAACATTTTTTTATTTATTTTGTAAGACAACCACCCGTGAATAACTTGACGAAACTCAATAACAATAGAAATATCAGCCTCACCTGGATAGATGGGTATTGGAACGATATTAGACAATGTCTCCCCCGTGTTCATGCCATCAAACCTTTCCTTGTAGGCACTAATACCATTTTTATAAACTTCGATCTCTAACCATGAACTACCATTAAAATTATTGACGGAGGTAATAAAAACCCCAAGATCTAAAATGCACATCATATTATAACGATAGCGTCCGTAAAGCTGTAACTCACGGTCAAAATAAAAATAACCACCCTTTGAGTTATTTTCATAAGATATTGTCGGAATAACTGCCGAGTTTGAGATTTCACCATCTATACGCTCGGCATAGACTGTTCCTTTTACAGTACAGTTTTCATTTATCACTACATTATTAAACGTTCCAGATGAAGCTTCGATATGCCCACGAACAGAAACCTGATTGAACTGAGCACCGCCAGTTTCCTTGTCAATTGCCCAACCTTGCTTTCCATCGACAAAGTTAGAAGAGCCTATCCAACCCGTTATTTTCGCGTTAGTAATCGTCCCATCAGCAATAAACGCCGAGTTAATAAACGTCTGGCCATTTTGCACGGCGAAGGGAACAGACACATTGCCTTCATCTTTGGTCACCAAGGCAAATCGATCGGCCCGCACCAGGAATTGCCGGTTCCCCGCGTCATCCACCCCCAATGCCAAACCGGCAACGCTGCTTTCCCCCTTCTTACTGGTTTCAACTTTTACCGACCAGGTTGCAGAGACCTTGCCATCCAGGGTCGCCTGCGCAGAACTCACCTGCTGGACTGCCGCCTTGTTATCCCCCACCGCCGTATTCAATAACTTGATATCGTTGGCCGTTGCCGATTGGTTATCAGTCACGGTTTTCGACAGTGAGGTAATAGCCGACGTATTGTCACCGGTAGCGGATTGCAAAGCGCCAATTTGCTGAGCCGTCGCGCTATTGCTATCGGTCAGCGTTTGGCTCAGGGCGGTAACCGAAGCCTCATTCGCCCCTGTTCGGCTGGTCAGGTCGTTAATCAGCTTGGCCTGGGCGCTGTCCGTATCCACCAGCACCTGCAGCTGCTGATTGAGTTGGGCATTGTTGTCCCCCACGCTACCTGCCAGCGCTGTCACCTGCTGGGATAACGCCTTGTCAGCTTCCGCACGCACCGTCTGCTCTGTCATCAAGCGCGCATCAACATCACCAAAGCTTGCCCGTAATTCGGTGATCTGCTGCGCCTGGGCGCGCTGATCGTCCGCCATTACGTTCTGCTGGGTTTTGATCGATGCGGTGACCACGTCATTGCTGATAACGTCTTCCGCCTGCTTTAACGACTGTTCGATATCCGCCTTGGCAATGGCTTCAAGCGAGCTGCTAAGTGAAGCCTGCGAACCTGCCGAGTCAGTTTGTGCCTGCTTCAACTCGCCGATCGCCGCGCTGTTTTCGCCAGAGGTCGCCGTTAATGAACCAATCTGCTCCGCCATGGCCGAGTCTTGATTGGCCAACGTCTGCAGCCGATCGTTGATGGCCGCCGTGTTTTGCCCAACGGTGGAATCCAGCGAACTCAATTGTCGAGATAACGCTTCATCCGCCGTGGTTCGCGCTTGCGATTCAGCGGCGATCGCCGCTTTATTTTCACCACTGGTTGCCCCCAGGCCGGTAATTAACGACGCTTGAGCACTGCCACTATCCACCAGCGCCTGCAAACGCTGATCCACCTCGGCCTGATTACTGCCGACATCTGCGCTCAGATGGTCAAAGCGTTGTGACAACGCGCCGGTCTCGCTGGCCCTGGTAGTGATCTCCTGCTGTAACTGCGCAGACACATCACCAAAGTTTGCATCCAGCTGCGTGATCTGCTGGGCCTGCGCCTGCTGCCGATCGCCGAAAACGGTTTGCGCCGTGGTTAACCGGGCGCTGCTCTCGTCCAGACGTTGAACATCGTTATCCTGCTTAAGCGCCTGTTCGATATTCGCCTTGGCCGTGGCCTCCAATGCCTGTTGCAGGCTGGCCGTGCTGCTTTCGGCTTCGGTTTGCGCGATGCCAAGGCGGGTGATGGCCGCCGTGTTTTCCTGGCCGGTAGCCTGGATCACGTCAACCCGTTGGCTCAGCGCCCCATCGGCATCGGCACGAGATTTTGCCTCTGCCTGAATAGCCGCAGTGTTACTGCCCGTGCTGGCCTGCAAACCGGAAATCTGCTGGGCCTGAGCAGAGTCTGTCGCTGCCAGAGTTTTCAGCTGTTGGGTTACATCCGCACGGTTTTCGCTAAACTCGGAAGTCAGGCCGCTGAGCTGCTGGCCCTGCGTTTTCTGCTGATCGGCCAGCGCTTCGGTTTTCTGCGTAACCTGCGAGTTAACCTTGTCCTGTTCCGTCTTGTTGCTGCCGATTGCCTTGGCGTTGGCAGAAACATTGGATTCCACCTTAGCCAAAGCAGAATCGGCATCGGCCTGCGCCTGCTCCAGCTTGATAATCAAACCCTGCTGATTATCCGCCGTGGCTTTCACCGAGCTGATATCCTTGGCTAACGCCCCATCGGCATCCACACGCGCCGCTTGCTCCTGCGCGATTTGTGCGGCGTTCCCTTCGGCCTTGGCAATCACCACGTCAAGTTTACTGGCCAGTTGCTGATCATCATCCTGCAATTGAGTGATCTGCGAAGCGACCTCAGCCATTGCCGCGTTGGTGTCACCGGTAAGGGCATCGACCTTGGCTTGCAGTTCAGCATCTGCACGCGCCAAACTGGCTCGGGTGCTGTCAATTTCCCCGCGCGCATCCTTGATATCGCTATTCAGAACCTCCTGGGCCTGGGAGAGTTTTTGGCGGTTATGCTCAATGGTCAGGCTGTTTTCTATGGCGGCTTTGCCCAGCTGCGTCAAATCCTGTTGCAGCACGTCGACAGCATTACTCAGATCGGCATTCCGCCCCGCCAGCTCGGCGTTAACCTTGTTCAGCGCCGCTTGCAGGGTATCGACATCCCCTTGCAGCGCATCCCTGTTCGCCTCGATATCGGCCTGCGCCTGGGCGATCTTCTCGGCCAGATCCTGGACGTTCTGATCCGAAGGCAGGCTGTTGATCTTCTCCAACAGATCTTTGCCCAGTTCGGTCTCGGTAATGCTTTGCGCAATTTGCGCCAGCACCACGTCCGCACTGTCCGAAGCCATCCCACGCACAAACTCGCTCCAGTCGGACTGGTTGCCGGTTTTGTCGGTAAAAGCTGCACGGAAGTACAGCACCTGCCCGGCACGCAAACCCTGCATGTCATAGCGATGCTGCGGATAAGGCACATCGGCCAATAAGCGTTCGTCGGCGAAATCCGCCCGGCTGGCTACCATCAGGGTGGTTTTCAGGCCGTCTGCAGAGTTGTGGCCAAAGCCCCAGGCAAGCTGGATGCCAAACACCACATCCTTGGTTGCCGTCAGCGAAACAATCTTGGGCGGCGCACCCGCTTTTCCTGCCAGATAGCTCGGCTCGGCATGACCCCACTGCGAGGAAACGCCCACCGCATTCACCGCACGCACCCGTACGTCATAGTTACCGGCATAAATACCGTTAACATCAAACCCGAGTGAAGGCGTCGCCCCCACATTTACCCAGTTGCCATTATCTTTGCGCCACTGCGCTTCATAGGTCACCGCGCCTGCGACAGCCCGCCAGTGCACCCGCATTGAGGCAACGTTAATCCCCTGGCTGACGTAGTCGTAGCGCGAGATGGCGATATTCGCCGGAGCAGGCATTGCTCCTGGTGGCGTGACGGTGATTGGCGGCGCATCCAGGCGGATGCCGTTATCGATAAAGGCGTATTTATCCGGATCGTGCTCAACGGCGTTAATGGCGAAGGTGCCATCATCGTTGGACTGGACCGACACCACGCGGAACTGTTGGATCGCCAGGTTGTCGGAATCGATACTCCAGACCGCTTCAGGCTCTGGTTGCTGGCGGAACGGGGCGGTCAGCGTCACCGTAAGCTTGTCTGCCGCGATACTGGCGATAGTGCGAGTTTGTGCCGTGCCGTCCGGCAGATTGACGATCAGGCGATCGCCTTTGCCAAACTCCACTTCACGGTCCAGCACCACCACGCGATCCTGCGCGGAATGGATGCGCCCGCCGTTGGTCTTGCCTGCCAGCATGGCATCCGCAATGCCGATGATCCGAGCTGGCAGCGGGATATTGCCGTCCAACCCGACGGTAAAGCTGACGGTACGATCTTTGGCGTTACTCAGGATCGCCCAGCGCCCACGGCGGTGAGCCTCGGTGCGCCGCGTGCAGCCAATGGCGGTGATTTCAGTCTGGTTAACGCCGTAGCGCTTCACCAGTTCGTTATCGTAAGCCGCTTCCACCGCGTCGGCATAATGGTTGGCCGGATCGCCCCATTTCACCAGCGCCGAGGTATAGCGATTCTTGTAAGAACCCGACGCATAGGCAAATTCACCGCCAATGACGTTGGCCCGCGAATAGACGAAATCCACATCACGTGGCATATCCGCATAGGCAAACAACTGGTCGTTGCCCCAGTAAGTGATGCCGCGGAAGATGGCGGCGATATCACGTAATACGGTGTAGGCATCCTGCTGAGACTGGATATACACGTCGCACAGGAAACGCGGTTCTTTGCCCCCGCCTCCCAGACCATCATCAATCAGCTCATCGCAATACTGCGCGATGCTGTACAACCCCCATTTGTCGATCTCGGCGGCGGTCACCCGGTTGCCTAAGCCGTAATTCTTGTCCAGCGCGATATCGTAAAATACCCAGGCCGGGTTGTTGCTCCAGGCCCATTTAAAGCTGCCATCCCAATTGCCGCTGTAGGTTCGCGCCAGCGGATCATAGTTGGCCGGCACGCGAATGATTTTGCCCTTTGGCTTGAGCGTAATTTTCGGCACTGAGCTGAACTGCTGGGCATCGAATTCGATAAACAGCAAGGCGGTGTTGGGATAGCGGAACTTGGCGTCCACGATCTCGGTGTAGGTCTGGATCTGGGTAGTGTTTACCAGTTTGCTGCTAGTGGAGTCCGGAGTGATGCGCTTGATGCGCAGCGTCCAGCTGGTGGTTGCCTTAGGTAGATTAATCCGGTGATCGCGCTCGTACAGGCTGGTGGTTTTACCCTTTAGCGTGCCGGTGACCACGGTTTGATAGGCTCCGCCGTCGGTGGAAAGCTCAATCAGATATTCAACCTGCGAACCGTTCATATCGCCGTTATCTTCCTGCTGGAACAGCGCAGGGAAGCCCATGCGTATGCGCAGCGCGTCGATATCGGTTCGGGTGAAGGTTTTGGTCCAGACGTTAGTGGTGGTCAGCTTGACGTTGACCGGCGTTTCAGACTCCACATCCGGCATGCCCTGGATATAATCCTGAGTCTGGGTGCCGTTACGTACCTCCCACTTCAGGCCGGTAAAGTTTTCACTGCCATCGGGGTTATGCACCGGGGTGCCGTCGAGCAGGATGCGGGTGCCGTCTAACTCACCGGCAATTTCCCCTTCAGACAGCGCCAGCAGGATTTTGATTTTAGCGTTGGACTGCAAATCATCGGGAGCTTCAACCGGCGTATGCGCCGATCCACCACCGCCCTTGCGCCCATGAATAGTTAACTTTGTCATATCACGCCCACAAAAAAGGTCGCGAATGCGACCTGTAGAAAAATGCCCTAAAGGGGGGTTATTGCTGATTTTCGGCGTAAATACCGGCGGAAATTACCGCGCCACCGATTTCCCGTTCGCCGTACAGCACTGGCACCGGGTAGCCCTGCGCCGTGGTGTTGACCGGCGAGCCAAAGGCATAGGACGGTTTGTTTTCTACCGATTGGGAAGAGGACATGCCGAAGTTCGGCTGTGGCGTCATCAGTTGCATGACACCACCAAGTACCATCGTTGAACCCAGCAGGGTTAAGTTGGTAACAGCCGCCACAGCGGAGGCACTGAGTGTCGCTGTCGCTCCCGACGCGCCAAGTGCACCACTCCAAGCACTCAACGACCAACCTGCGGTGTAGAATGCCCCGACCAACGCCGCCACGCCGATGACAATCTGGAACATCCCGCCACTCTTACTCCCAGCAATCACCGGCATAATGCGAATATCGGCGTTGCCTTTGGAGGTAGCAAACTCGGCCAGGCCGATATTCTGCGAGCCATTGAAGAAGGCAAACTGCACGCCATCCTTATGGGCATTCATCATAAAGCTCTCAAATCCGGGCAAGGTGATACACAGCGCCCGCAGCGCTTCGCGCGTATCCGCCACCACCAGCCGATGGGTTTTACCGAACTTTTTACCCAGTTGGCCACCCAACCGGATCAGTCTTGTTGTTTGCATCATAGAAGCTCCTTCCTGCGGACTACGCGTACCGTCCGCTCCTGAAAATATCCGCTGTAGGGATAGCGCTGGCTAAGCTGGCCGAACAGGTGATGCAGCATCATGCCGTCCCCCAGATAGATGCCCGCGTGGTTGGTCACCGGGGCTGAAACCTGCATCATGATCATGTCGCCCGCGCGCATCGGCCCCTGAAATTCCCGGAACCCTTCGGCATACCAATGATCGTCATACAGGCGGGTTTTGCCGTCGATCCACCATTCATGTTCTACCGAGTAATCGTTCAGCGCGATGCCGTGTTCCTGGCGATAGTAATCCCGGATCAGTGACCAGCAGTCGGCATGCCCCAACAGCCAACTGCGCCCAACCAACGGGCGCTCACCGCGTGGCACAACTTCGGTGTAATCCCCTTCCGGCCACGAGACGATGCCCCAGACAATGCCCGAGTGATCGCACTGCAGGCGATCCATCTCCGAAGGGATCAACACGGGCACATCTGGGTGGCTGTGGATGATGCGAATGATCTCGCCTTGATCTTCCGCCTGCGCGTATTCCTGAGGGGAGATGACAAAGTTATCCAACGCGTTTTCCGCCACATTGCGGCACGGCAGATAACGCGCCTTACGCCCGTTCTGCACCACAAAACCGCAGGACTCATTGGGATACTCCGCTGCGGCATGCTCACAGATGGCCTGCATGATTTCAGCCTGCATCATTACCTCCCCAACAGGTTGGAGCCTGGGAACCCGCCAAAGGCCAGGGGTTGTGCATCACCAAAGCGTTTTTTGCAGGAGGACACCCGGCCACCACAGGCGTCTAACGCCGGATCGTCGATCGGTTCATCGTCCTTATCAAAACAGGCCCCGCCGCTGTAATCACAACCTCTGCCGCTGCGGTACCAACCCCGTATGCACCAGGTGCAAAGCCCGTGAATTTGCCGCGAGGGCAATTGTTGGCCTTGCAGATCGAACGGTGTGCAGAGCTGGAACTCCACCACGCTGTTGGTTTCGGTGCTTTTGCTGTCAATGTAGAAAACCTGCACTCGCTCCTGCGAAGCATCGGCAAGGGCGTTCCCCTCGGGGAAGTTGACCGCATCCAGGTATTTGGCAAAGGTGTCGTGTACCCGCACTTTCGCCTGCACCATGTCGTTGAAGGTCAGACACAACGAAGACACCAGATTGCTGAGGTTGGCGACGCTGAGCCTGGGCGTTGGTTGCGAACCGTCGCTGGTTGCTGCCAGGCCGGAGATCTCGTAGGGATAGGCTTCATACTCGTTTCCCTGCCACCAGATCGATTTTGGTTTCAGTTGCTGGGCATCGGTGCCCGCCGCCGCGATCTCGGCCTGAGTGTGGGGGATATTGTGCGCATGAAAGCGCATGATGGCCGCGCCAAAGGCGGTGCCATCAATTTCAATCAGCTGGATCAGTTCCCCAGGCGCCAGCTTTTGCACTTCACTGTTAAATGACATGATTGCACCTATACGCCGAAGGCTTGTTCAAAGGCAAAACTCAACGCCTCCACATTGCGCGCAAGCGGTGTGACGGAAATTGAATCCGATTTGACGCGAAATAGCGCTTTCTTGCCGTTGGGCGGCGTCCAGAAAAAGGCGACGAGCACGTGTTTATTTAAAAAGGCCAGCATCGACTGGGTCACGGCCGGATGGCCGGTATAGGCCAACTGCCACTGCTGCACCGCCTGATTCAGCCCATTGCTGCTGACCTGTTTATAGCCGTCGCCGAACTGCGCACTTCTGACGTTATGGACAAAGTTACCGCTAGGCGAGGCCTGGGTTTGCCATTGAAAGGTATCGATAAGCATAAAAACTCCGAGCAATAATCACCGTCAGTCACAGGGCCAGACATTGCCCCCGATAAGGAGCGATTGGTCAGGCCTGATGCCAGGCTGCGGTGATTATTATTGATAATTGATAAGGAGGATCAGCGGGCCGCTGAGGCGTTCCAGATCAGGCCGCCTGGCTTGAGTTCTTTGCCCAAACGTTCGGTGATCGCCTGATTAACGATGCCCTGCACCAGCTTGCCCATGCCGTCACCGGCAGAGGAGCTATTGGCCGCATTCGCGGAGCCGTCATTGTTCATTACTACGGTGCTGTTGACCGTTATGCCACCACCCTGCTCTGCCGCCAGGCCGTACATCGGGGCTTTGTTGCCGCCCACCAGCCCCCCCTCCGCATAGCCGCGCATCATGGCGTAGAGATTGCCCACGCCGATCCGCTGGGTAGCTTCTTTGGTCATCACGAACTCGCCACGGTGTACCACGCCCGCCTGATCGTATTTGCCGCCGTCACCGGTATAGCCACCGGAATCAAACGATAAGTTGCCGTATGCGCCCAAAGAGAAAGCGTTATTTGCCGATCCTGCGTCCGCTGCGGGACTGAACGCCCCCTTGATCCATCCCATCGCGGCTTGTATGGCATAAGCCACCAACATCTGATTGATCACCTGGACAATCATGGTGATAATCGACGTGCTAAACTCCTTGAAGTTAGCTTTACCGGTCGTCACCAATTCGGTCAGATTGTCAGATAATCCTTTGTGGGCTGCCTGGCCAATTTCATTGAGCCCTTTATAACCATCGGTGACGCTTTCGAAATATTCCTGCCAGCTTTGCTTATCCTTATCCAACTTCTCTTTGGTAGAGTCCCCTTTTTCCTCTCCGCCACCTCCTTCTACCAATGCGGCAACATCGGCCCCGCCCGCTGCAGTTTTGGCCGCGTTATCCGTAGCCGTTTTATTGGGATCCGCCGCAGGGAAAAAGGTTGAGTCTATCCATTTCACCGCTTTATCAACCGCAAACCCGCTAATGATCTTGCTGAATAACCCGGCGGACATTTGCAAAATAGAAGAAGAAAAAGTATGAAAACTAAAGCGGCCAGTAGTGAGTAATCGGTTAAGGATCTCCGTCAGCCCCTCGTGGCTGGCCTTGGCCACCTTAACTACCGCAGCAGAAATATCGGTTACGCTATCCAGGTAACTCTGCCAGCTTTTTCTACCAGCCTCTGCCTGTTTATCTGAAATATAGTCACTCAGCAAACCCGGTTCTTTTTTCGGATCTACTTTAAGTTCATAAGCTGGCAATGGACGTAGTGATTTACGGAGGTTTTCTTGCCTTATCCTATCCCCTTTGATCGTTTTCTCCAGCTCACCCAACTGGGCAATAAGCAGTATTGCCTTGGCCCCGGAGTTCTCATTAATGGTTCGCAGCCCAAAAGAATATGACTTAGCCGCCTCGGTTATCCGAGTAGTCGCCCTCACAAAGCCAAGAGTTGCTTGAGGTAAATCTTTATTATATAGCTGCTGCATCTTATTGATGTTCTCACGCAGCAACATAGAGTCTGAATTTGCCATACTGCCCTCCAACCAACTTAATGCTGGTATAAGTATTTATTTACTGTGAATGATCCTAAGTGCTGCGCTTTCCATTACGCGAATATCACTGAACGCGCTTGCCTCATCGTCCACGACATAAAGCGTCATCAGCCAGGGCAGGCAGTTATAATCCAGCCCGCTAACACCCTGCATGCCTACGCGCCACTGAGTTCCCATGGCCTGAAAAACCTGAAACGCTGGCCAGATATCGGGCCAGGCTTCAACGATCACAGGATCATAATCGCCGGTGCTCAGGCCAAAGGCTCCGAGATCTTCAATGGCAGGCTCTGGCGTATAAAACGCTTCGGCAAGCGCTATCAGTTTTTTCCGCGTGCGGCCATCAGTTCGCGGGTAAACAGAGTGGCAATTGAATCAAACGCCCGCGGGTAGTTATCCAACAACACCAGCATGTTTTCGCGATTAAACTCGTCAGGCAAAGCCCAGCCAGCGCAGATTTCCATCAAAAAATCGGCCATCGGCTCATTGCTGTAAATACCCGTTTCGCTCTGCTGTTCCAAAGTTTCACGCAAAGACTTTTCCAACAGTTCTAGCTGGGTACGCTTTTTATGCTTGAAGGTAAAAGTCAGCACACCATCTTCATCTCCAGGGCGCGGAACGGAGACATCCGCCTTAAACGTCGGCTTGGGATTCAATTTAAATTCAACCATGATTTCCTCATTTTCCAGATTAACTCATCCTTATTAGCCCCTCGGGCAACCAAGCCTGAGGGGGAAATAGACGTGTTTAAGCAGTCACTTTATAGAACGTCATATCGCAAGACTGCACCGCCAGCGCCACCTGTACGGTTTCAACCTGGTTAACCGCGGTGGTGGGTTGCGGATCAAACGCCGGTACTGCAGACCAGTAGCGCAACTCCTTGGCTTTTGGCACATGCATGTAGAACGCCAGCGTGATGCCATTGCGATCGGCATCCTGCAGCAGGCTGTAGATCGGCTGAGAAGCATCGTGCGCAAAGGTAAAGGTCTGCGTTTTGGCCGCTTTAAAGGTGGCCAGGTTACGCTGACGATCGTCTTCCAGGAACTGCACCTGCACGTATTGCTGATCGCCGCCAGACTGCGCTACCTCGGTGATCTGAGGAATTTGCGTCCAGTTGGCGATCTTCTGCAAGGAGCCTTTGCCGCCACCGGCCGGGAAGAAGCTCACGTCGGTAGTATTGATGGCACCGATGGTGATACTGGTATCCACTTGGGCAGTGATTTTGGCCACCAGGCTGTCGATCAGGCCCCAACCGGAGCGTACCATTACGATGTCACCCACTTTCAGAGTGTGGCCGGTGGCCACGGTAAATACGGCGCCGTTAGCATTGCTGACTGCGGTAGTGACTACGCCTGGTGCTGTTGGCGCGCCAGCAAATACGGTGGCGCCATTTGGTAATGCAAAACCCATGGTAATTCTCCAATTTCAGATATAAAAAAACCGCCGGATGGCGGTAGGCTTGGTTTACTTGCTGGATAATCACTCCAGCGATGTTTACAACGTTATACATCTTTATACCCTATGGATTTCAAGTTGCAGCTAGGCGACAAGCTATCTCATCCCCAGGAGCTTACGTTTAGTAAGTGACTGGGGTGGGATAGTGCAGGTAACAACGCTGCAGCTTGAAAGACGACGGGTATATTAATACCCGGCCCAATAACCGATGGTGACCGGCAGGGTATATAATTCATCTTTGGCAATCGCTGGCAGGATATTGCCACCAGCGTTGACATAACAGTTAAAAGCATCGTCCGCTAGCACCAATCCCCTGGGGAATAATGAAATTATCTCTTCCGCCAGTTGATAGCCAGTTTTCGCGCCCGTCCCTTTCTTCATCACAATATTAACCTGATAATTCCCGCTGTAGGTCTGCACCTCCTGGGAAATACCTAACGCCACCGCAGGCTCCGGAGCAATAAACGGTTCCAGATGAAGATCGTCATCCGCCGTAAACACCACGTTAGCCAAGGTGTATTTAATATTTTTCTCTTCAGCCCAGGCCGTTAATCTGGACTCAAATAAATCATTGATACGCAAGGTGCTCATGGCGCCTCCTGATTTAACCCTATTGATAAGAGTGCATCACCTTGGGTTAAACCAGTAATAGCACTCTAGCTGATATAATTCGTAGCGAGAAGTTTGTTTTAAAAAATATTTTTACCAACTGCGAAACGCAATAACCACGCTATCAATTTACTAGATAAAACTCGTAGCGAATAGATTTTTATTAAATTATTTTTCGCCATTAATTTAAAATAACAAAACCACCCCGCATTGCGGGGTAGTAATTACTTCAATTTAAAAAATTTTTAATTTTTATTATCGGTCATCGTTTATCTATCCATTTCCAAACGAATATTCTGGCTGACCAGACAACCCTCGATAAAACTTTCTGCCACCTGCATTTGTTGCCTTACCCGGCCTTCCGAACATTTCCAGCCGCGAGCAATGGCGGACTTCGATTGCCCGTAAACGTAGTAACGCAAGATCAGTTCCAACTCCTCCGGCTGACGTAGGGCCTGCAGGTGAGCAACGGCGCGATCAACGACCAAGCCGTCCTCGTCACAGCAAGAGGCCTGCTGTTTGCTACTGCCCGGCAGCAACCCTTTAAAACCGGCGGCGATATGCGAATATCCCAGAGAAGAACTTTCCCGTGCCCACACGCCCCAACGCCCCAAAACCTGTTGAATGTCCCGCAT